TCAGTTCTACCACCAAACCATGTGTTATATCCATCTGGACCTGATGTTCCTTCAGCATAAGCGATAGTATCTAACAGGGCCTGTTGATTATTACTGCCAGATGTAGGTCTAGGTTGACCCATCATTGTTTCTTGTGGTTCTACCTGAACTGCAGAAGGATCCATTCTAGGATCACCTCTCATAGCCGCTTCAGTGGCTTCTCTCTGTTCCCTTAACTTAATTTCTTTTTGTTCTTCTGTGAGTTTAGGTCCATCGTCACCAATTGTTGGAATTGATGGAAGATCAAAACCTTTCCTAATAGCATCTGGGTCTATGTTAGGAATCATCATAGTCTCAGCATCAAGTTGTGCATCAATACCAAGACCTTTCAGTTTAGATAAAAGTGGATTTATAAAACTCACAAATTCTTTCACTTTTTGATTGAACCCATCAATGACACCATTCATAGGAGAAACTAACTTATCAATAATAAAATTTTCTATTGTCTTTTCTAGTTTTTCAATCTGTTTGTTGACAAATTCAATAATACCATTCAGATACTTCTTTGGATCTTGAAGGAATTCTAATAATTCTAAAATAAAGACTGCAAAACCAAGTCTCTTAAAGAAGTCAAAGAAACCACCCAACATATCAGTAACTGGTTTTACAGTTTTCTTTATACCACCTACAACACCAACTAACAGATTTCTTCTTTCTGTTCTAGTCTCTCTTTCGTTATTTGCAATTCTTTCCGCATCAATTCTGTCCTGTTCATCCTGTTTTGCTTCTACAGCATCTTTCTTCTGAATATTATCGACAGTCTGTTTGACGTTACTATCAACACTATTCAGTTTACCTGCAAGTAATGCAATAGTCTTATCAAAACTCTGTCTCTCAGGTTGAATATCCTCGTCTATTTCTCCTGGTAACAGAGGTATGGGTGTTACAACCCTGGCGGAGGTACTAGGTTTCTTACTATTAGATACGAAAGTCTCCGCCTTTATCTTCTGGTTCTTGACAGTGAACTTACCAGTCTTTCCTCTGACTCTCTTGAACTCATCCTTCAATTTTTCCTGATCAAGACCTAAACCAGAACCCATCTGGTTGGCAACCATTCTCTCTTTCAAAAGAGACTTGTAATCACTATAATCCAATCCAGTTGGATCATCAATACCAAGAAGTTCTAAGATCTTTGGGTCAATGTCTTCATTTATAAGTTCTTCTTCTGCCTGTTCTACTCTCTTAGGAATAACTGCCAGGGCAGCAGACTTCTTCTCTATCTTCTTCTTTACTTGAGTTGCTGATGTTCTAACACTCTTTACTTTATTCTGATACTCTGCAATTAGTTTATCAATCTCATTCATAATGGAGTCAGAAGTCTCAGTCAACTTCTCATCCAGATTTTCTTGAATATCTTCTACTACTTTCTCTGATCTAATATCATTCAACAGATCATCCAGACCCTCAGGCACACCCTCTTCCTCATTCCTGATGGAATTAAGAAGATCGTCTAAGTTGTCTGAATTCTTGTCAGCCATACTGTGCCTGTTGTGCCTTTGCTTTTTCTTCTTCTTCCTCAAGGTGTTGTTGTAAGAGGGCTACATAAATGTCTCTCTCCCACGGCATCATGTTTTCAATCTCAGTTAATGAATATTTATGGTACTGCATCAAGGCAAAATTTAACCTATAGTAATTCTCTAGGTCCATGTGTACCATACCTATGCGAAAAAACTGGACAATCCCTCCAAAACGACAGTACTCTTAACTTCAGTCTTAGGATTGGTAACTTCCACTTGATATGAAAGTTTTGGCATGGTCTCAAAGAACTTCTCAATCTGTTTGAACTGAACAGAGTTCATTTGTTCCAGGAATGAGATGACTTCTTTCTTTGTACAATCAGCAGTTGACCAAACCTCTTCTTCACTGAAGATTTTATCAATACAACTACCAATCAGTTCAAATGACTTGTCAATATCAACATCACCCTTGATATCAAAGTTGTTCTTGATGAACTCATCCAAAGAAGGATACTTCATCTCCATCATCAAACTATCATCAAGTTTGATCATCTTTTCATGTCCTTCACCCTCTTGTACCTTGATATCATCAAGTTGAATAGTAATAGGGATTTCAGTCATACCATCATCAGGAGCAATGATATTAACTTCAACTTCTTCACCAACTGATTTACCACGAATATTCAAGAAGAGATATTCAATATCAAATGTAGGAAGTGTTTCTACCTTTACACCTCTGGTCTCAATACAACTCTTCAGAACTGCCTTGATTGCATTGGTGATCTGTTTACTATCATCACTTTCAAGAGCGAGAACCAGAAGTTTCTCCTCTTTAACCAGAAATGGTCTATATTTAATTTTCTTTTTGGTAGATGGTAAAGTCAACTCATATGTCGGAGTCGCAATCTTTGGTAAAGGCATAATGACTTGATAAAGAAATCAGTTATCTGTATTTAGTTGACTGTTCCAGGTTTCGTATTTCCTTCCTCATCGTTTCTCAAAGCCTGATTGAGGTTTGGATTCGTGTTGAATGCAGCAAGTATTTCAGAAGTTAATCTACTTGCGTTAGTTATACCGTTCAAGAACTTATTTGAAGATGGTTTCCACTTGAATTGATCTCTAGTATATCTCATGAAACTAAACTGAACCGTATACTTCAAGATATTACTTTGAGCATACGATAATGGTGTTGATGAGATAGAAATTGGATACGCACCAACTAATGTATATCCACTAGTACGACCATAGGCTTCTTTCTCAAACTTAGTGATGAAAACCTCTCCTCTGTATGTAACAGGGTAGTTCATCCTATAAGAGGCAAACTGTGACCTATATCCATCGTTGGTTATCTGGTTGGACATCCAGTCAATCCAACCTTCAAAGAAATCAATGACCTTATAGTTTCTATCAACATAAAAAGTCATCTGCATCACTTGATCGAATTCACGACGATCAATGATTTTCTCAGTTACACCTGCATAGTTGTTCTGTAATTCTACGGTTTGGAAGTTAGTTCCAGGAAGTGATACACTATCACACAAAAGTTCTACATCTGGTGCTTCCTGGTTAAAATTAAACCCTCTGGTGTTCAGAAGTCCCTTGACTTCAGCAGGTGGGTTCAACTTAATTTGGAATACAGAAGTTTGAGCAAGATGTAAAAATCTACTCTTTAGGTCTGACGTTCTTATACCATTAGGTAGTGCACCAGCCATCTATAAATACACTTGACTATTATATACTATGTATAAGGAATGGGTGAAAGTATTAAGTCACTATTCAAACCCTCCAATCCTCAAAAATATATCGGTGACCCTAACAATATAATCTGTCGATCCTCATGGGAGCGTAGATTTTGTATGTGGTGTGATACCAATGAGAATATCTTAAAGTGGGCATCTGAGGAGTTCTCTATTCCTTATGTTTCACCAAAAGATAACAGAGTTCATCGTTATTATCCTGATTATTTGATTGAGGTGAAGGAGACAAGTGGTAAAGTAAAGAAATACATTGTGGAAGTAAAACCAAAGAAACAAACTCTTCCACCAAAGAAACCAAGTAGGGTGACTAAGGGATATATCTACGAATCTGTGACCTATGCAGTCAATCAAGCCAAATGGAAGGCAGCAACAGAATTTGCGTTAGATAATGGGGTTGAATTTAAGATCATCACCGAAGACGAATTAGGTATCAAACCTTATGGAACAAGAGGATTATCTGGCAAGCGACACACAAAGGGTAGAAAACCTCGTCGATGATATCAGAACCTCTGGTGGTCCAGATGACATGTTCCTTGCCTTGATGGAGGTGTTGACCACCAAAGAATTAGTTCCACAAGTCGGCCGATACTACACATTCATCTATCAGGCAAAGACACCACGAATTGAATATGATGAGTTCCCTCTGATTGCATGTATTGGTGTCTATAGTTGGGGTTTCAAAGGTCTGAACTACCATTGGTCATCAAGAGGTAATGCGTTTCACAACTACACATGGGATGAAGTAGGTAATAATGATCTTCTTTTGGTTTATCCCAACGAATTACAAGATATGAGGTCTATACCTTATCAGAAATTCCGAATAAATAACTAAACTGGATGGACCTTAGTTAATGGCCATAATCAAACAATTTAGAGACTGGAATGGTATCCCAGTAAGGATTGAAACCAATAACGAAACTGGTAGGGTAGAGGTCTACGGTGTCGGACAGGGTTCTTTTGGCCTTGTAGATTCTATCTTGTTCTCTAGTGATGGTAAAGGTAGTGACTGGACGATTCCAAACCTCGCAGTATTAACTAATAGTTTCAATAGAGCAAACGGAAGAAATAGTTCTCAAAAAGAAGTTGAAAGGGCGTTTTTCTTAGAAGGTTATAAGGTATTCAATAATGATAGAGCAGCAGTATTAAACAATCCAGCAAACTACGATAGTTTTAGAGAGTCTGTAATC